ATCCAGTGTTCGCCGCAGGCAAGACGCTAAAGAAGAAGTTTAAGGCAAAGAAAGTGAAGCCTGACACAAACCCAAGAGATATTCCTATTCCAGGGAAAAAGGGTAAAAAAGTCAAAACCAAGTGGGGAAAGAAGGTAAAGCCTACAAAGAAGCCACCAGTTGTTAAGCCTGCTCCAAAACCAGCGCCTAAGCCCGCACCAAAACCTCCAGTTATGCCTCCTCAGGATATACAAGTTGGCAAATCGACTGGAATTGACATTAGGTCCGCGCCGTTGGCCGAGATGGGCAGACCACAAATGGGTGGACCAACGATATTCCAAGGTCCTCCGGGTGCTGTAGATAATAGACTACCACCTGGTGAGATGTACGTTGCACCTCCAGGTCAGATAAAACAGACCCTAGGGTCGGTTCTTGGAACAAACCCTCGTGGAGTCCCGCCGATTGGTGGTGTAGTAACTAACGAGACCGTAGGTGGACTTCCTCCAATTGGTGGAGGAATGGGGCCGATTCTTAATGCGGCTGGCGTGAATCCAGAGTTTAACACTAACCCGACTATGCCATCTTCATCAATATTTGAAGCTCCGCAAGGCATACAGATGCAACCTCAGCAGGTTGGACCAAATGGACTGCCCTTGCCTAACAGACGTCCAAACGTTGTATTTTAATCAAGGAGGATAACAATGCCTAGTTTTGTTGGATTGCCAGATAATAGACCAGAAGTGAAGAAAGAATTACAGAAGGATGTTGATTTCAGCATGGACACTACTCCACATTCGAAGGTGAATTGGAAAGGTGTTGACGACTATGTTCGCCCGACAACTGAGCCAGCAAAGGTTCCTTCGTTCCTAGAGAGTGGCGGCAAAGGTAGCGCAATGAAGGAAACAAAAGAGCATGATGGAAAAGGAAGTTGAGGAGTTAATATGTCCACTACAACCCTGTTGATTATTATTCTTGTTGTTATATTGCTCGGTGGCGGTGGCTACTGGGGCTGGAGAGGAAGATAAGCTATTGAATGTATTTAGCTGAACCAAAAAAACCTCGTAACAAACGGCACCCACTCTGGTCCAAGGAGACACTTCAAGAGGAACTAGCGAATTCTAGTTCCGGCATCACAAGCATCTGTAAAAGATACGCGCCTTCTGATGGAAATTGGAAGGCGCTTTATTTTGATACCCAGAGATGGAAGAGAGAAGATCCAGAATTTGCAGTGTTATTAGAAGATCACAGGAAAAGAACGGACGGTCAAAAGAGAGTGAATCCATCTGGCGGTAGACAAAGAAAAGACTCTGATCCAAAACATTCGGATTGGCGAATTAAGTTTTGTGATGAACTCTTAAAGACAAGATCAAGAAACAGAGCTGCCTCTGTAACTCCGTATAGTCCAGAAGAAATCTACATGATGCTGAATGAGAAGTATAGCACATATGATAGGGATTTCTGCGATATGGTTCATCTAACAGAGATGAGAATGGTTGCTTGGGCTGAGGAAGTTATGTGGAATTCTCTTGATGATGCCAAGAACCCAAAAGATAAAGCATGGATAGCAAAGGAAATTCTAAAAGTTAGAGATAGGCCAAGATGGGGAGACAAATTAGACATAGCAGTTGGTGGAACGATCCAACATATATTGCCAGAACAGAGACGACAGATGCTGATCGAGCTAGAGGGTGATCAGAGAAATGCGTTTAAAGACACACCAAAGGAATTACCCGCAGGTGAGATCATAGAAGTTGAAGTTGTCAAGGTGGCAGATGCTGTATATTCCTAATACACTAGACGAGTATAGAACAAACTGGAAGTGGCTTCAGTCACTCAAAGACAGAAATAAAATGTCGGAGTGGGAAGAGGCCATGCGCGAACTAGGGATGAGAGACCTATTCTTTTTGACAAATTTCATCCTAAGCGATGGTAAAACTCTCCACTCCGACACCGGACTTCCATTCTATTTTCATGATTTTTACCTAGAACTTTGCAAGAGGACGCAACGCTACATTGATAACCTAGAATCTTCTTCAGACCACTCAGCACGCAGAGGCGGCAAAAGCACAATAAGAACAAAGAACGCGTCAATACAAATGCTGTTAAATCATCCTGATATTTCTATATGTATTTTCAGTGTTGAAAAACAACTTGGGAGGCGACATCTCAGATTAATCAAAGAAGAACTAGAGTCCAATAAACTCCTAAAGACTTTATTCTACGATGTTTTATTTGAAGACCCCGCCATGGCTGCGAAGAATGGCGAGACGGTCTGGAGTATGGATGAGGGCTTAAGAGTTAAAAGATTGAGGCCAAGGGCAAACCAAACGATTGAGTGCAACGCATTCTCGGGAGGCGGTCCAGTTGGGTCTGGTTATGATGTCATCCACTTTGACGACTGCGAGAACAGTGCCGCTGTAAGCTCTCAGGAAAATCTAAATAAGTTGTATGAGGCCTACGCCCAAGCTGTCCATTTGGCCACTCCTGCGATCTTTAAAAGACCAATGATCTTCATGACCAACACCTTTTTCCACCCAGAGGGAATCGCAAAAAGAAAGTATGACGAGTATCTAAAGAAGGACCCCACTGGCAGTTTGGTTAGAGTTGAGCCCGCTGAGGACAGAACGGTTGATGGCGATTGCCCCATGGGAGGCGTGGCTCGTTATCCGTTCACGCCGGATATCCTATGGATGAAGTATAACGAATGCCAGAGCAAGGACGAATACGCAATTCAGTACCTTTGTGACTTCTCTGCTGGGCAAGATAGATCACTTCAACGCAAATGGTTGCAGTTCTACGATATTGAACCTGAAAAGGTTATGGAACACAAGAATTCCTATTTGTGTATTGACGCATCTAAAGGAATCTACGACCCAATGGCGGGGGTCCTGTGGTCAGTTGGGATGGACAAGAAGCTTTACATGACAGGCGGATTCAGAAAGAAACTAGATCCAGCTTCTCCTGAGTTCTTTGACGAGATATTTGTTATGGCATCAAAGGCTTCCAATTTCTCCGATAGGCTTGTTGAGATTCGCGTTGAACAGATTGGACAGCAAACGTGGGCCGAGCTGATTAGATCTGAGATGAGAAAAAGAGGATTGTTCACCCCTGTTATTCCATGTAAAGGCAAATTAAATAGATCAGGATCAAGAAGATTCAATTCAACTAAGTTGGAAAGAGAATGGCAAAGATGGTCTCCTCCGCTGCAGCGTGGAGATATCATCCTTCCGCTGTCTAAGGCAATGGGCGGCGCTGGGATGTTTGTGAAGAACGAAGAAGGAGAAGTGTTTGATCTAATTGATTACTTTCTTAACTTCGAATACGATTTATTCCCAAGGGCTCCGCATGATGATGTTCTCGATGCCGGTGCTCTGATCTGGGAACCAGAGATGGAAATTACCTATCCAATAATTCAATCAAAGCGACAACAAAACAGACGCGGTAGTGGTCAAGCCGAGCGGTCTTGGATGTCCTCTTAAGGAGAAGTCATGTTAGAAATCAATTCGTATAAAAAGACAGATCCTCGCTATGACACACTCGAACAGCAAAATGAGTGGATAGCAATTGCCGCACCACACTGTGAGGAAGAACACGCTAGGGTTGAAGAGGCCCAGCGAATGGTGAGGGGGTATCAATGGTCGGAGGGAGACCTACAAAGACAAAAGGACAGGGAACGCCCAGCCCTTCCTTTAAACTCTCTGCATAAACTTTTGAACGCGGTGGCCAACAGAGAGATTATGGAACGGATTGTTCCTAAAGTCTATGGTAGAGATGATGACGATAATGCTATTGCTGAAGTTCTGGATGCGGCCACTCAGTGGCAAAGGTCAATAGCAGAGACCGAGCATGAAGAGTCCATGGCGTTTAGATCATCTTGTGCAGCTGGATATGGAGTTATGCATAAGTGGTGGGACCCAATTGCTTATGATGGTGATGGGTGTATCAGGGATGAGGAAATTCCCATTTGGTTCATGTTATGGGATCCATCCGCAAGAAAGCAAAATCTCGTGGACAGAAGATTCCATATGTGCGGAAAGTTTGTGGATATCAAAGTTGCTGAGGCAATGTTTGGAGACTTATCTAAGGAGGCGAAAGCTAAGTTCAGAGATATCAAACACACGCCATTTGAAGGCGCAGACACTTCCGATTTGACTGACCAGAAGAATTTTGGTATTGGAACTTGGGGTCAGATCTTAGGAAATAGATGGCTCAGCCACACTGGCAAGGAAGTGTTCGTTGTTGAAAGCGAGTGGAAAGAAGTACAGACATTCTACAGGGTTGCTGTTCCAACAGGGATAGGGGACTGGTTGAGCTTAACATCTGGAGAGGAACCAGTGCAGGTTGATCTTGGGGACGGAACCATGATGGATACAGAACAGTTCATGGCCATGTCTGACGAAGAGCAGAATAACGTCAGGGTCCAACTGATGGCGAAGAATGAAATACAGAAATTCGAAACCAGAGAAGAGTTTAAACCCATAGTCGAACAGTGGGAGTTCATAACTGGAGAAAAATTCCAAGATTTCAGTAAGGAACGTAAAGAGATAACAAGCTATTGCATCAGAATTGATGACGTTATTCTCGACTCTGGCGAACGCCCAATGGGATATACCTACGAGTTTCTTACCGGATTCCCATTTGAAACAAGAGATACCATACAGTTTTATGGGATGATTGATGTAGCCAAGGGGCCGCAGGATATGAAGAACGCATTTTATTCTTCACTGCTTACAATGTACATGACCTCGCCTAAGCAGCATCTCATGGTGGAAGAGGGAGCCCTCAACGACGTCGAGCAATTTTTGGATGAGTGGGCAAAGGTCACTGGCGTTAGCGTGGTGCCTGATGGATTCTTCCAGAGCAAGAGATTCGAACTCATGCGTCCACCAACATTTCCTCCGATGCTTAGTGAGTTAATTAGCATTGCTGAGAACGCGGTTCAAGACATCTTTGGTTTGTCTTCTATTGAAATGAATACACAAGGAGATCTCAGAAGAGTCAGTGGTAACGTTGTGTCCGCAGCCAAGGCTGCATCTAACACGCTTCTTGCAATTCTTTTTGATGCCCTACGTAGATACAGGAAGCGCTGGGGCATGATGTCTATTAAATACATGACATATATGTATGAACCAGACGAGATCAAGAGAATTGTCGGAGAAGACAATGCCAAGTACGCAGAAGGGATTCAGGCTATCAGTGACATGGATACATGGCCTGACTATTTGAAGTTCGATATTAAAATTGACGAGTCTCCGGTTTCTGTCAGCGAGCAAATTGAGACTTGTAATTACTTAGTTAGTTCTGGCACGATTGACAAATGGCAAGCTCAGGGCGTTCCATTTGAACTACTTCTTGATCTACTGGTCACTATTCCGCAGGCAACGAGAGACAAGATCAAAGAAGGATACAGCCAAATGCAGCAATTGCAATCGCAAATGCAAGCAGCTCAGGCTGAAATACAGAAGAAGGCACAGAAGGAAGAGTTGTTCAGGAAGTATGTCAGTACGTTACCGGAAGGTGGGACTCTCTTGGCCCAGTTTGATTACATTGAAAATGAGGCACAAGCTATGGCACAGGAGATCCAGAATCAACAGCAGGAACAGCAATCTCAAGATCAAGAACAAGAACAGCCTCAGGAATAATGGAGATTTGAATGGTCGATTACAATGAAGGACCTGGCGACGGCGAGCCCGAAGAGGGCTTAGAACCCCAAGATGACTCATTAGACGACTCTGAAGAAATTGATGATTTAGACGAATCAGTTGAGGATGAGGAAGTCACAGAATTAAGCGAATTAAGACAGAGTCATAAACCGGATGAGCTTCTTCCAGAAGACGAAGAAGAGGATGGCTATGCACAGGAAGACGAAGAGGAGGAAGCCGAAGAAGAGGAAGAAGAAGAGGCTCAGGCTCCAAGGGGCAAGGGAAATGTTCACGCGGCCCTAAGGGTAACGGAGCGAAGACTAGAGGCTTCTGAAAGAAACAACCAGATACTAGCAAATAGATTTAATCAGTTGCTAGAAGCTATACAGTCTGGTCAATTACAGCAACCAAGACCCGGACAAGGCCAAGCTGAGGAGACTCCAGACGAAGAGATTCCAGAGTTTGATGCAGATCCGATGGGCAATATTGGTGGGAGGATGGGCAAGCTTGAAAAACTAGTCGAGAAGTTTGTCACTGGTTTTGACAAGAAGGACCAGATTAACACCACGCAGAACGCATTAAGAGAGATAGACAATGCAACTGTGGCTTATGCCCAGACTATAGGACCAGCAAATTACGCAGACGCTATTCAGTATTTAGCTCAGGTCAAGGTCAGAGAAGAGCTTCTAGCTTATCCTCATTTGACTGAAAACGAAGCTGTCCAATCTGTAGCCCAGAGGGTGATTAATGATAAAATTAGATGGGCACAGCAGGGCTTAAACCCAGGTGAACAGTGGATTAAGCAAGCAACGAATCTCGGATGGAGAAGAGGGGCTGCATCTGCAAGGAATAGTAGAGGTGCAGCTACCGATGGGAGAGATGAGGTTGCTAGAAAAAGAGAAAAAGATGCCAAAGGTAGAACAATTTCTAGGGCTCCGGGTACTGCTGCTAGGAAGAACCTTACAGTTGATGACATTTTGAGGTATCCAGAGAGAGATTGGGACACATTAATGAGAAGATCCGCCAAGTCATTAGGAAAAAAGCCTAATGAGCTTAAATTTAGTGATATCATGCCCCCAATGAGATAAATTTAGAGGGGCTTGACGTTTCATGGTAAACAGTTGAAACTAATGGTGTTGGAGAGTTTGGGTCTCCAGCACCTTCCCATCCGGCAGGAGAATGCCGTGATTCAGCGTCGTGGAGCTGTGATCCACAGTGCCGCAGTCGGCTTTAAAGACCCCTTCAAGTGTATTAGCTTTTTAGTTTAACTATCTTTTGGAGACACAACCATGGCAAGCGAACAGGGCTGGTATAAGATTTCAGACCCGCGCGTTGTGATTGCATGGGAACGCGAGCTTGAAAGAGAAGTCCGGGCCAAGGACCCGCTCTTCGACGACAAGTTCGGTTTTGCCTCCAAGGCCAATAGCTCCCTTGTTATTCTCAAGGACAGCTTAATGGACGGTCCCGGCGGCCGTATCCGCACCAAGATCAAGTACCAACTTGAGGGTGAGGGTAAGGCTGGCGATCAGCGTCTTAAGGGTTATGGCGAGTTCTACAAGACTGCGGTGTTCGACGTTTTCGTTGACACCCTACGGCACTATGTTGAAA